GTCGTTTGTGTCTAAAAACTTTTCAAGGTTCGTGTTATCATTTCCAATTCCATAAAATCGGTGCGTTTGCTCAAGTACATTCGAATCATTTTCAAGGTAAATAATACGCTCTTGTTGCGCCGAAAATGCGACTTGAAATAAGTTTGAAATCGTGAAATTTACCGCTTGATTCATTGAAGATTGCAACTCGCTATCTGGAATATAAGAATTACTTTCGCTTGATGTTGACGACTGTAAATTGTTGATTTCGTCCACGAATTGAGCGTATGAAGAAAATATTAATTCAATTACTTCAAGTACATAATTTCCACTTTCGTAGTCACCTTCAATTGGTGCTGCGGTGGATTTTAACATTCCTAGCAAAATGCCAATTTTGTTATTTTCAAAAATCTTTTTTTCGTTCGTTGAAGTGATGAACTCAATTTTACTTGTAAGTGAATTTAATTGATCTTTGAAAATTTGCAGTCTTTGTTTGACCGTCAAATAAAATTCACTTGGATATGTGATAAAATTTTGAACGGCATTCATTGAAAATTCAGCATTACTCAAAGCGTTATTTAAGGTATTTGTCGCCGTTGAAAATGCGTTTTTGTATGCTGCCGAAATTGCGTTGTCCGAAATCGATTTAACCGAAATATCAAACATTGTTTTTGTGTTCGATTTCAACTGTGTCACATCGGTCGTGTCAAGTGTCAACGATTCAGTGAATGATTCAATGTTGATTGCTGAAACTTTTTCAACTTCAAGCGCGATTGTTTTTGGATCAGTTACTGTTTTTGGTCCTGCGTCTTCAATCGATTCGACAAACATTATCGAAATTCTAGTGTTGATTAGTGCCGCTGAATTAACAGCCATTGAAATTGCATGACCATAAATCCGCCCGTATGCTGGGTGTATAATTACCCACGCACGGCGGTCATTGCTTGAAATTCTAAATGATTCAGCGACTTGCAAATGATTTTCACCTTGAAACACGAATTCCATTGGAAACCGTCGCCCTTTTGGTAGCCACTTGTCAACATGCGTGCCTTGAACTTCTGGGTATTCAAATTCTGAAACGTTGTAATCAAACGAATACTCATTGTTGGCATTCGAGTACAGTGGTTGCCATTCCTTACCGTCGCCAGTGGTTATTTTTAAAGGATTTTTTAATTGTTCAACTGCCATTTATCCAAGGTATTTTTTAAATTGACGTTCCGCTTCGCGCTTGAAATCTAGGGGCATTTTTAACGCTGACTTTTCAGTTGCTCGCTCCATGAAATGAGTAGGCGAAGTTATCGAAACTGCCCTGCCTTTTTTCACGTTATAAAGTGCTTGAGCTTTGATTTTTAACCTTGCTCCTTTCGATTTGGTTGTGCTTGAAATCGAGTGAATTTTAAACAAAGTTCGACCGCCTTTGGATGTTTTACCACCTAAAACTAAACCATTTCCATGTTGCATTGAATAAAATGCAGCACGGATAAATTGCTGTTTTTTTGAGTGTCCACCGCTTGAATTCGTCTTTGTAATTGCCTTATCTCTTAGCGTTGAAATTCGAGCGTTTGAGCGTGTTTTTCTAAGTGGTGAATTTCCAGTTCGCGCCGACTTCATAGCAATAAACGCCTTGTTGGTAATCTTACCGCCGTGTTCTTGCTTTTCTAAGTCTTCAACCGCTTTGTTTGTGTCGCCCCTTGGAACAAATCCAACGACCGCTTTCATTGATGAAATATTCCAACCAGTTGCCTTGTCAAACCTCGAATTTACTTTAAAAAAATTCTTGTCCCGCTCCTTAAAATGCTTCTTTGCGCTTTTCGGCATGGTATTAGTTTTGACATCATAAACGGCATTATTCAATGTCGCTCGAACAACCGACGGCAAAGCTGAACGATGTAAGCGCTCCAAGCGTTTTGCATAATCGTTTACTGCTGACATATCTATTGAATATTCCATGTTGCTAAATTAGTAAAATTTTGACATAAAAAAAGCGACTTTTTTACGGTCGCCTTTTGTAGTTATGGAATTATTGGGATTATTTCGTTACAACTACCTTTACTTTTATTGCGGGGTCAATCGGCGCGCCGTTCATTTTCACGGTTAAATCGCCGTTGGATTCGTTGATGAAAATTGAAGTTCCAAGCGTTTCGTAATTAAGACAATAAACCCATTCTTGGTTTATGACTTCGAAGCGATAAACGGCAACGACTAAATCAGTCAACGGCGCGGTTGATACTGGATCAATAACAGCTTTAATTTCAGCTCCAGAAATTACAACTTCTTGGTTGTCCCAATAAGATTCGAATTCTTTGACAAAAGCCTTTGAATCATTGACAACGGTTGTGTGGTTGATTGTTTCTTTTGAGCATGACAAAAGGAATAACACGGATAAAAATAATAATTTTTTCATGGTTTACTTTGTTACTAATTGCTTTTTTTATTTATTCTATTACATTAATAGCACATTTTAAAATGTCGATTAGCTCTTCTTTTTCAATTGGAGAGTTTAGTCCATAAATCAAAGCTATGACTTTTACTCCTTTCAGAAGTTTATTATCGGTTGATTTAAACTGGTACTTATCCATTTTTAGCTGTGCATTTTGTGATTTTGCAATTTGAAGCCTTTGTTTTTTCAACTCAACGTCAAGCTGCAAACTTTCGATCTTCAGTTTTAATGCAGATTTTTCCATCGTTTCACTCATTTTTCGATTTGTTTATTGATTAATAAAAATCAAAATTACAAAACGTTTCCGAATAAAACAAACAATTTAACCGTTAATTACAACTCGAACCAAAGAAGCTGGATCAATAATACCCCCACTTATTGTAAATGTAATGTCGCCAGTAGTTGAATTTACACGTAAATTTTTAATCCAAACTTCACCGCCTCCAGGGTTGTGAGTGTTCATTTTTGTCCAATAAGCATTAATACTGTCTTTTCGCCAAAACGCAATATTAAAATCAATCAACGTGTTTGAAGTTGTGGCTGTGCCGAAAAATCCATTTTTAAACGGATTAATTCCAGCACCAAATGCTGTTTCAATTTCAGTACGTGTAATCGTAATGTTATCTTCGTCAAATACCGTTGAAATCTCTTTTACGAACTTTTTTGAAACAATCGTTTGCAATGCGTCGTAAAGTTGAAATCCATCGGTTGCGTTATCGGTAATTCCGTTTGCGGTTTTTCCTGAAAGCGCAAAAATACGCTCACTTGTCTGAATAATGTCTGACATCATTTCACGATCCCACTTTGTACCGTTTACAAGCGATGTTTTATTTCGTGCGTCACCGTATGGATATTGCGCGCTCGGAGCGTTTACATTGTCTTTATCTGCTAATCTAATCATGACTATTTATGTATAATTTATTAATAAAAACGCAACTGTTTGAGCTGGTTTCAACTTCAAAATCAGTTGCCTAAATTCGTCTTTTCTTGTTTCATCAACATCGGCAAAAGTACCAAAAATTTCGCCACCGATAAAAAATATGTTGCTGTTATCTGACCCTGTACCGTGCCATTGATCCTGAATTTCGTCAATGCGATTTGCGACAATGTTTTTAAAATGAACACCACTCATTTCAACGGTTCCCATTTCGGCGTCGTCGCTCATTTCATAAGTGGAAAATAAGTCGCTAAAATATTCGTAAACATCACCCATTTCATTGTCGTCACCCATTTCGCCCTCACCCATTTGAATAATTCCAACGGTTGCGCCTAGTGCATTTTCAACCGTTTGATTTGGTAAATTCTCATGTACATAAACGTCGAATCCAACCGCCTGCAATTGTTCTTGAATATAATCAGAGCTTTGTCGCGCTAAAATGTTGCCTGGATGGTTCATTTTTCGCCTTATGGCTAGTTTACGATTTTCTAAACTTGTCGCGGTATTGGTAATTAATCCTAGTCTTTGCTCCCAAAGTGCGGCGTCTTCAGTTGTGAAATTTGCATTGTCTGGAAGTATCGCGTTTAAAATTCCTTTGATGTCGTCACTCGCTTGATTATTCCAATACGCATCTTCATTGTTCAATTTTTCGCGCGTACCGTCGTCGGGAATACTGAACAATCTACCTTTTGGTAGTAATTGCTTCGATAATTGAATGAATTTACTAAGCATAAGTAATGGTATTCAATTTTGGAATTTCGCCAAATTCAAAGGTATATGACGGTGTTTGTGGTCCATCAACTTCAATAACAATGCTTCCAAATTGCGAACCTGGTAACACTTCCAAGATAGTTGATATTATCGTGTTTACATTTAGATTGTCGTTTCGATCTGAAAAAACGTCGATTGCATCAACAAAAGGTCGTATTTTATCAATTTTGCTTTCGATTGCGCCGTAAATCAAATCTTGATTTTCAACCGAAACAACTCCCATTCCATTGATTGTTACATTTACTTCTTTTGGCTCGATCGGTAAATAGTTTACCGTTACATTTATTGGTTTTCGTGATGGGCGGTCAACCGTTGGAAGTTCAATAGATTCTTCAACATTTGCTAAATCTGTTGGTGTTGGAATACCGTCGGATTCGTCTGATTCTAAGTACAAATCGACAAAGTTTGGATTATTATTTGAAGCGTATGGATACGCATTTACAATTCCTTGAACTTCTAAAGACCATAAGCGATAATCTGCAGGTGCGCCCCCTTGAGGCTCTAATCGAAATGAAAGTATAATTACTTGACGATACGCGTCAACCGTTTCAGCTTCCTGTGGTTGAATTACCTCGTTATCAACCGTTGCGATAGTATCAACTAATGCTATTGGAGCTTCAAGGCTTAACTGATCACCGTCTAAAAGTGAACTTGAAACGCCACTTTCTAAGGCTCTGACTGTAATTAAATTCGTTCCATCTAGTGTAAACGGAGTGTCTAAAACATAACGCTTTGATGGATTTAGCGCGTTGTCGTTTGACTTGAAAACCGTTCCTGCTGGAATAATTGCGCTGTTCGTGCCTGTTACAAGAATTGAGTATTGCGCCTGTGTTGCTGCAAATCGGTCACGGTTAATTTTTACAAGTCCAAAACGGCGAAGTGTTGGTTCGTCGCATGTGTCAACAAACATGTTCTTTTCCACTTTTGCGGCCGTCAAATAAAGTAGCCACAAAACGCCAGCTTTGACAGTTGCTTTCGTGCGTAAATAAGACTTTCCAAACGTTGGAATAGTAATATTTAACGCAGCTTCGTAGCTCGAAATTATTTGTGAGCGAAGCTCCTGAACTGTTGGAATTGTAAGCATTTACTACTTTATATTAATTAGTCAATTCTTGCTCTGTGGCGTTCCAAATGTACGAAAAAATTTGATTTTCATTCGATGTGGGTTCTTGGATTTTTACTTCAATTTTCAATTTATCTACTGAAATCAATGAAACAGCAACATTAACTGTTGCGAATGCTTCCATAAATTGCAAGTCTGCCTTTACTTGTTCCTCAATAATCAACCGTCCAAAAGGCGTTAATGGTGTTATTTTTAAAGCCTT